CTTCCAACCCTGTTTGACGCCAAGAAGCGAGCCAGTCGCTCTGGTGCCGACATCCATGACAAGACTCCTGCTGCGGCAGAGAAGTCAACAACCGAATCTCAGGTTGATGCACTATTTGCTCGTCGCTGATTATGCATTGAGATTTACGATGTGTTAGTATTGAAAACAGAAAGAACCATATTTCCTTTCGTACGATTGGCGTATGGTTCCGTCTCCGTTTTCGTACGACTACGTTGAGACCAAACCATATTTCATCAAACAAATACTCTAAAGAAAGGAATGAAATTATATGGCTAGAACTGACTTGAACAGGTCTAACGGCTGGATTGTAGAACAGTCTGGTAGCGAAGTCCTTACCAAGATTTATGCTGAGTCTGCTGTTGAGCAGGTTGCCCGCAAGGTTCAGATGACGAGTGACGCACTTCGCGTTCCTACCTTCGCCCACACGGGTGTTGACATCGTTGCCGAGGGTGCTCAGATTCCACAGCAGTCCGCAGTCCTAGACTCCGTACTATTGGAGGCTAATAAGTGGGCTGACCGTTTCACTCTATCCGTCGAGGACGAGCGAGACGCTGTAGTTGATGCTTTTGCCGCTTACAAGCGCTCATGGGCATCTTCATTTGCAAAGGAGTTGGATAATGCATGTCTAGGTGTTACTGCTGACGCAACTGGCCCGGGTACTTCTGTCCCATTCCAGTCTGTTTACAATGCAGCAACATCTGCTGGCAATGTAACTGCTACCGCAGGCGCATTGAAGTTTGAAATGCTAAACGACCTATTTGCAGCCGTCGAGGAAGGTGACTACAACGGTAACCTAGTTATCATCGCTCACCCATCATTCGCTGGTGCATTGCGCAACCTAAAGGATGCTGACGGCCTTCGCGTTGTTACCGAGCCACTTGGAGGTGGACAGCAAAGCATCTTCGGACGTAATGTTGTTTACTCTACCGGTGCTCGTACTTCTGCGACCGCTACTGAGGCTCCAACTGGTAGCCCACTTCTAATTGTTGCTAACGCTGACAACCTAATCTTGGGTGTACGAGATGGTGTTGAGTCTGCAATCTCCGACTTCCGTTGGGATTACGACGAGCGTGAAGTTAAGATGCGTGCAAGGCGTGCATTCGCTGTTGGCGATGCAGAAGCAGTCCACGTTATCGAGAAGACGGCGTGATTTAAATGGCTTCTAAGGTATATGGCTCAGTAGTTGCAAAGGCTTTCAACAAGGAAATCGACTTTGATTCCGACACCATCAAGGTTATGTTGCTTTCTAGCGCATACACCCCAAATCAGGACAGTCACGACTATCTTGACGATGTTGTTGCAAATGAGGTTACCGGAACTGGCTACACCGCTGGTGGACAGGCCCTTGCTTCAAAGACTGTAACTTATGATGCTGCTACGAACACCACCAAGTTCGACGCTGCGGACGTAACATGGTCAAGTTCCTCTGTTACCGCCCGTTACGCAGTTGTTTATGACGACTCAGGTGCAACCAACGCCTCTAAGGCACTAATTGCATACTACGACTTTACAACTGACCGTGCATCAAGCAATGGTGACTTTATTGTCCGATGGGGCACAGACGGTGTATTCACCGCAACTGCTGCTTGATAGGATACAACTAACATGAACGCAATCGTAGAGGTAGAAACAGCACAGGTAGCAATCGCATCCGACGACGTAACTGCTATCGTTCTTAACCGAGGCCCATTCTTTGTGGTCGCCGGGTATGAGAACACTGTTTCTGCCTCTACGGTTGGCGTTCCATCTATCGGTGGCACCAGCCTAAGTGCAGTTTCACCAGACAACTCAAACGGAAAGGAACTAGCCTTGGCCGCTGCATGAGTTTGCAGCAATAGCCAAGGCTATTTTTATTAATTATGGCTTATAGAGACGTAGTATTGACCGACAGCCCAGCAGATTTCTATGAAATGGAAACATCTACTGGAACTGACAGCGGTTCAGGAGGAAGGACACTAACCCTAACCGGTGGTATTACCACTGGCGTATTAGGAAATGTTGGAAACGGTTGGTCATTCAATGGCACCAGCGGACAGGCCACTGCAACGTCATTTCCATCAATTACCACACAGTTCAGCATTGAAGCATGGTTCAAGTCACCCGGCAACCTAGGCTGGTCTAACGACTATCCAACATTTGTCAGGCGAGACGGAACCGACATTATCTTGCTGCGTGGTCGTGGCTCTAACATCACGGGAAATGTAAACCCGGGTCGAGTAGAGGCATATATTGCTGGTACAACCGTTATCTCACCAAACAGGTACGATGATGGTAACTGGCACCACGTAATTTTGACAGTCTTCGGTACAGCAGCAAAGTTGTACGTTGACGGAGCACAGGTGGCAACAGCAACTACAACCAAGAGTACCTATAACTTCGGCACGGGCACTGTATTCGTTGGTGGAAACAGTGCGCTTGCTGCTGAATACTACAAGGGAACGCTAGACAACGTTGCTATCTACACCACTGCTGTTAACTCTACACACGTAACAGACCACTACAACGCAGGTCTAATCACAAGTGTTACCGTTGACGCCGAGGTTCCTACAATGAGCGTGCAAACGGTAGAGCCTGTAATTGATGCTCACGGCAAGATTTCATCAGTTGTGACCGATGAAACTTGGCAGAACGGTGTTTTGTATTCAACTAACGCATCTACTGTTACTGTGGGTGGTTCAACAAATGACTATCGAGCACGATTTATTCTTCCTAGAACATCTATTTCATCTGCCGGTGTCACCCTGACAAGTTCTGTTCTGTGGGTATACAAGGACAGTGGCTCAGGAGCATTGACAATCGGTGTTTACCGTGGCTCTGGTGGAGCAAAGCAAGGTGCTGCTATTAGAACAGTGGACGCATCTGCTATGGTTGCCGGATGGAACTCAATCAACATCGCTGAAATTGTTCAGGACGCCTTTGACAACAACAGGGCAAATGTAGAAATCATTCTTGCGCAGGAGTCTGGCGGAAGCCTTTACTCATTCAGGTCAACAGAGTTTACGCCTGCTGGTTCTGCACCATACGTTGAGACCTACTACTCACCAGCACCGCTTAACGTAACCACTGACGTTCCTACCGCTGCTATTAGTTCTTTGGCAGCACAAGACGTTACTGTTTCTGCTCAGGTATCAACCACGTTTATTGCAGACACGCCTAGTGTTTCTGTTGCTTCTGTTGACACAACTGTAGAAACATCTTCATCAGTAGTTATTGACGTTACATCTGCAACGCTTTCAGCAGATACTCAGGATGTTACTGTTGAGACCATCGTTAGCCCTAATGTAACAGTCGATTTGGACACTCCTTCAATTGCTGTTGCAACTGTAGAGCCAACTGTTTCTCTACCAGCGGTTGTTGACCTAGACACACCGGGCACCTCTCTTATCGCTAACGATGTGACAATTGCGGTTCAGAACAACGCGGTAGTTGAATTGGACACTCCTACAATTACTGTACTGGCAGTAAAGCCTACAGATATTAACGGGGAGCCAATTGGCGAGAATGAAGTCGATGACGCTTACTTCCGCTCAACCATGAGGACTCTGCGAGACCCTGTAACTGGATACACAGATATGTGGATGAGGCTTAACGAGTCTAGTGGCACAAAGGTATACAACCGTGTTCTAAAGAACGATTCTAGGTATGAAACTGCTGTAGGTACGTATCAAAACGTAACCATTGGTCAGTTCAATGGCCCAGAAGGTCGTCGCAGCGTCTACTTTAACGGCTCTGCTTACATTGACGTTTATGACCCAGCAAACCCATTTAGCAATGCTGATGAGGTTTTCTACAGCCCATCAACTCTTGAATTCTCATTCAGGACTGGTAGGCAGAACGAATATCTAATGGGTGGTTCTGACAAGTCTGGCGACAGGCCGGGTACTGGAATCAGTTCATACATTGGTGCGTCTGAATTCTGGCTAAAGGATGGTAAGTTGAACTTCCGTGCATACCGCCAGACTGGCATCAATCAGTCAATCAAGATTACAGACATCATTGGATTCACAAATGTTGCTGACAACGAGTGGCACCACGTAGTTATAAATGCTGGTGGCACAAATGCTGCACGCGGCAGTGCTTACATTGAGTTCTGGATTGACGGCAAGTTGGAGATTCGTCGTTTCGCTGGTGTGGGTGGAACATCACCTAACGAGCCAATTGAAACCGGTCTAATTGCTTTCGGTATTCCAGACCAGATTGGTGCTCGTGGAGCAGACTATGACGGATTCACCGTTCCTGCGATGCAAACTGCTGAATACTACATTGGTGACATGACTGAGGTCGTTTACCGTAACAACCGTATTCTAAGCGAAGATGAAATCTTGATGCAGTACGACAACATCTTTGGTCACCAGCCATTCTACGCTGAGACTCCAAAGATGACTGTTAAGGCTGTTGAGGCAACTGTAAAGTCTAACAAGACTCGCGTATTGGTTCTGGACTTCCAGACAGGCGCATCAATGGTTGTAAATCAAGAATGGCCGGGAATTGGCCCTAAGCCGGGACACGATGCTCATGGCAGGTTGCTTAACGCACCGCCATACGAAGCACAGTTCCAGTTTGGTGCATTGCGTAACAGTCTAGGAGATAACTTCTCTGACACGCCAGAGGCTTATCAGTTCTTCAACATTCCCGTTAGGAACAACTACCTAGACCCTGTAACTGACAATGAGCGTGTTGTAGACCTAGATGTTGATGTAAACATTGACGACTATGACATCATCGCCATTGGTAATTTCCCTCAGAACGATTCTGATTGGGCTTGGTACACAGGCTTGGACGAATACAGCACACCGCCTTTCGTACCGGGCCGCCTACAGGTTGAAAACCTGATTGGTCAGGTAAGACAAAAGGTTATTGACGGAAAGAAGTTGTTTGTCAACGACCCTACTTCTGCCGTAATGCTTGGAATCATCGACCGTGTTGAGTTCGTTAACAACATGCGTGAGCGCGTTGTTAATGATGTTCGCGCTGGTTCTGCCGTTGGATTCTACGACCAGAGGGCTTATCAGATTGACCCTTGGGCTGGGGCTGTGAAAAACCCAAGTCTTAACCCTGATGAAATGGCCGAGCGCTACAAGGACGAACACAAGAATGCAAAGCAGCGCGTTCGCAAGTTGATTCCCGGCCTGACAGACCAGCCGGGTAACATTGTTACCGAATACATCGAGTGGTACAACACCGACCCGATGGGCACTCCACCAGCACAAAATGCTATTAAGTTTGCCGATAGGTCTAATGGATTGCAGGTTGGAGATGAGTTCTACATGGAAGGTGCTGACGGCCCTTACAACCTAGACTGGTTTGATAACTATGACGGAACACCAACCGTAGCGTCTAGGATGGGTGGTTGGCTAGCCGCTCCTATGGCTAATGTAAAGGTTGGAACAACTGTTACTTCATTTGCATCGAAGGTGTGGAACCTTAACAATGAGCAGGACAACCCTTATAGGGACTATGCAATTTCAATTGCAGTTCAGCCGGGAGACCAGTGGAACAACCAAACTGTTCAGGGTAAGGTTTATGTGAACTTCACAGAGTCGTTCACTGACTTTGCTACATACTTTGACCTAATGACAAAGCAGGTAGTTAATTCAAACGACCCACAGCATCCTCAGACACCAGAACAATTGTCTTGGGACTTCTCAACCTATCGTGGACAGTGGCAGGGTAACACCGTTAACCCTAATCAAGCATCTGGTGGAGCATCGCTACAAACAAACACCAACGGCGGTATTGAGGCTGGAACAAGTGAAAAGCCTACAAAGAAGCCTAACATTGGTACGCTTGTTTCCTTTGAATGGGGTTCATGGTGGCCTCTAGTTAAGGTAGAAGTTCCATCTATGGCACACCGAGGATTGGTATGGCTTGCCGGAACACAAGACCAAGAGGGCACCGCTTCTGTTGCTGTTGAGACACCAACTATGTCTGCTAAGACAAGTGATGTTACAGTTGAGACTGTTGCAACAACTGATGTTAGCGTAGATACTGCAAGGGTTACTCTTGAAGCCTACAATGACCTAGACACGCCTAATGGAGACATTACCGTTTTGGTTCAGACACCATCTGTGTCACTAAAGGCATCTGGACTAACTGAGGTTATTGACCTTGATACACCATCAATCTCAATTTCTACAGTAGAGCCAGAAGATGAATTGTGGAACAACATCGAGCACGTAACACTGACGATGCCATTCCACACACTAACACTAATTATGGAGGATAAGTAATGATTGATTTTGAAGTTGGCGAGATTCCAACTAGAGCACTTGGTCTTGAAGTTAAAGACCAGTACGACAACACAATCTCTACCGCCGGATACTCACGAGTTGAGTTGGAAATGCGCGGTAGTGATGACGAAAAGGTAGACCTAACTGGTGTTAGTGTTCAGTCTGTCGCACAGGGATTCGCAGTAAGTTTCCCTGTGGACAGAAGCCTGTTCACCAAGAAGGGCAAGTATCTGATTCGTCTTGCACTATACAAGCCTAATGGCTCTGTAGATTACACGCGACCATCGGAAATCCGTGTTCGTGACTTTGGAAGGATTGGTAACTAATGTTTATTTCAAGAGACGAAATCAAGTCTCGCTCTGGCAAGGACATTAGTCAGGACACGCTTGCTCTGGCTAACTCCATGATTGAGACTTATATTGGCAAGGACGAGGCTGAGGTAGAGGATTCTAGCGACCTAGCAGTTTTGGCTAAGGCGACCATGTTTCAGGCTATCTACATCGACGGTAATGACGAGGTGTTGGAGCAGGCTGCTATCACGGCAATCACTTCAAACTCTAGCACCATCACCTTTGCTAGCGGTGCAATGGCCCCACACATGTCTCCTTGGGCCGTTAGAGCCTGCAAGTCTTTGTCTTGGTACGGGACACGCTCTGTAAAAGTTGGCAAGATTCTAGACAGCCCACGTCGTAGACTAGGGTGGCTATACGAATGAAGTTGAATACGTTTGCAAAGTATCAATGGACTGCTGAATTGTGGATGCCAACGGTGTTGAACGACGCCAATGGAACAATTGTCTATGTCTTCGACAGGAATGTGTCATTTAATCTTGCAAATGGTACGACACAAACGTACTTTTACAGCAAGGAGCCAATTAACTACGAGGGTGTAATCCGCAAGGTCAGGAACCCGAAGGGAGAGGCACCATTTTTGGTTGAAGGTGTAGATACTGACATGTATGTAACATCTTCTGACCCTATCGTTGACATTTATGGAAACGTAACTGGCTATAAGCAAATCATCAGGCGCAACAAGCCAGTTACGTTCCGTGGAGTTGAGTTGTAATGGCTGGTGGTGAGGTAAGAAATGCAATTCTTGATGGTCTGGACTCAAATATGCTTCAACTATTCAATGAATACAAGCACTTGGCTACGGGATATTGGGGTACATTTGTTGGAAATCACGGCCAGTTGACAATTGTGCGTCATCATTTTAAGCCAATCACTGACGAACATGTAAACATTGCAAAGCAAGCATGGCCTCTTAACACGTCTGTCTATACATACGAAAGAGAATTGCTTGAATGTCGCGGTGACATGTGGATGATTTACAGAGCATTTTCAGACTCTCTTCAAGAATTAGGTGAGAAATTGGATGATTTGCAGAATGACGCCATTGATTTACAAAATGAACACGATGAAATTTTGGGAAGTATTTCTGTTCATTCTACGAACCCGCCTTGGACTGCTGACAACAACACTTTGACAGCCGACACCCCAACTGGTTGATGCACGAGCCTATCCAAACCATGCCTCGCTGTGCTATACTAGACGTAGAGCCTATTCATTTAGTTTCTTCTTCAAGCCCCCTAGGACTAGAAAAAGTCCTAGGGGGCATCTCTCTTTGTATACTTGACAACTAGAATTCCAGATGCTATACTGGAAGTACAAGGTGTAGAGAGCGCCTAGAAGGAGATTAGATGAACATGCAAGAGTGGCAGCAGCAGATTTGGGACTGCCCTAATATGAACCCAACGGCGGTGGCTATCTGCCTCGCCATTGGAAGCCACGGTAACTGGTCAGAAAGCCAAACCGTGTGGCCTAGCAGACAGCGTATCGCCTCGATGGTGAACGTGTCAAGGGAGACTGTCGGCAAGTATATGACAGCATTAGAGGAGCAGGGCTGGCTGAAAGTGGTCAGGATTCTTAAGGACAACGTTCGTGAGTACGAGTTGTGCAGGCCAGAGGTTGTCGTAGTTTACGGCAACCTAGCAGTTAAGAATCGAGGCTCCAATGTGAATCAGGTTGTCGTAGATGTCGATGAGGTTGTAGAGAACTACGACAAGCAGGTTGTCGTAGATGACGGGTTAGGTTGTCTAGAGTTACGACAAGAACTTACCAAGAACTTACCAGAAGAACTTACCAATGAACTTTCCAAGAAGAGTCCCGACTCTGACGAGCCGGTCCTCTTAACTGATGAAGATGAAAAGTTAGGAGAGGTAGCAGTGTTCAATAGACTAGAACAAATAGAGTCCTACATCAATGCAACTAGACACCTTCCCTTAACTTTAGAACAGAAGAAGCAAATCAGGGAACTTTGCCTTAACCCTAAGTGGTACGTAAAGGAGTCCCGACCTAACTTTAGAACGCAGGCCGCGATTAAGGAGGTGCTTGGTAATGAATGAATGCAGTTTCGAAGGATGCACCAAAGAGATACACGCTCGTGGTCTTTGCTCTGGTCACCTATGGCAAGACTACAACGGTCAAGAGTTGAGGCCTCTAAAGGTCTATCAGAAGTCAGACATTGGTCTTGAAGGATACAGGCGTTGCAATTACTGTGAGGAAGTGAAGAGAGTCAGCGAGTTTTACAAGCGTTCGGGCAAGTCTTCGTACTACAGCAGGTGCAAGGTGTGCCACAATGCCACCAAGGGAGCCCACAATGGTGTCTGAGAGCCTAGCAAAAAGGAATGTGACCTCGGGTACCGTACAATTTAAAGTTGGCTCACAGGGCCTTGTAGAGATTGTGGTGCCAGTGGCATACGATAAGAAGTATGAGGCGATTGCACTGATTGATGAGATTGCCAAGTTGGCCTTGATTCACTATTACAAGACGACAAGGCTCAACCCAAGAGACGTGGCTCAGTCTTTGCACAGAGTCGCAGACGCCATAGAGGCGAACCAAAGGATGATTACGGAGGACAAGTACAATGGCAAAAAGAACAGAAAGTAGGCTTTGTGTGGCAGCATTCCGCGGTAAAGAGGGAATTGCTGGCAGTTTTCCTCTGCATTCAATGGACAGAGACTACATCAAGGCGTGCATGAAGGCGTTCTTGACTGAGTACACCAGAAAGCACGGTACACCAGAGAGGTTGAAGTCATGGATAGAGTAAAGTTCGGAGCACCGGCAGAGTTCTTGAACCCTTTGGCACAGATTTTCTTTGTCATCAATCTCGTTAACGGCATAGTGTTCACATTTCTGTCTAACGTAGCAGGCGTTGGTGCAATCAGTTTTGTTTCAATGGCACCGCATCTAGTCGTACCATTCGGTATAGTGTTACTGGTGCTATCTGCTATGAACATTTGTGTGATGATTACCGAACACTATTACTTCGGTACCGCTGCGGCCATGCTAGGCTTCCTTGCATGGATGTATATGACAATCCTATACCTAACAGGTGGGCTTTGGTTTGCCATGATTATCTACCCTCTGCCTCAGGTAGCATTTTGGTCATGGTATTTCTTTGCGGTTAAGAAATTAAAGGACTAGCAATGCACCTAGACCCAGCATGGATTGCCCTGATAGGCACAGTTTGTGGAGGCATGGGGCTAAAGGTGCTGGAATCGTGGCTAGGCAGGAACAAGGTAAAGATTGATGAGGCAACGACCCTAAGGAATGAACTTAGGCAAGAGATAACAGACCTCAGGGCTGAGAACAGGGAGTTGGAAAAAGAAGTGGATAGGTGGAGAATGGATTACTATGACCTAAGGGATAAGGCAGTGGAGAGACGTGACGAGTGACTTTGACGAAGAAGTCGAGTTCTTCAAGAAAGCGTTTATAGGCTGGTTGCAAAACCTACAACGCGATGCCTATGCCAGAGGTCAGACGTTGATGCCAGAGGTAATTGCAGAGGCGTTTGAACAGTTAAGAGAATACTACGATATCTTGGCAGAGAATCCAGATATTGATGAAGTAATCAATAAACTATTAGGAGAGTAGATGAATGGGCGAATGGTTTGTAATGGCCGCTAGGTTTGAGTCAATATGCTACGGCTGCGGCGGTATGATTAAGAAGGGTGACATCATTTGGTACAACCCAGAACTAAAGTACACAACCCACTTGATGTGCAAGAGTAAGTTGGGCAATGAAGAGTTGTGATGAATGTGGTGGTGCTTACTATGCAAAGGGTAAGTGTTGTAAGCACTACTTTAAAAGCAGACGAACAACTACCCGCAAACTAATTGACAAGGACGCACAGTGCGCCTCAGAGGGCTGTACTAGGCGTCCTAGAGCAAGGGGACTGTGTGGGTCTCACTACAATGTGATGATGGGCTACACAAAGCCTAGTGAATCGGGCGGTAGACGAGGAAGGAAAAGACAAGAGTTGGTAGGTTATAGAGGAGCACACCTAAGAGTAGAAGCAGTTAAGGGTAAGGCCACTGAGCACAAGTGCATAGCATGTGGTGACCAAGCAAGAGAGTGGAGTCTTGACCCTAATGCTGTTCACACTTATGAAGATGAGGGTCGGGTATGGAGTTTGAATGTTGATGATTATGACCCATACTGTGTACCTTGTCACAGAGACAGAGACGGCGGGTATGCATGGCATGATGGCTTGGGCTATAATTGAAGAGTGCCATTAGAGGAATCTGGTTCATACCTCTGTGGCTCTGTCACGGAAACACCCTAGGGTTGAGCAACACTCAGTTGTCTTCGGCAACGCTCCCCTAGGGTGTTTCTTTGTGTCTCTAGGTTGTCGTAGTTCTAGACAACCTAGATGACAGTTATGCATTGAGAATGTGAGAATGGTATCCTATAAGAGTGGCTCACACCGTACAAGGACTATTCTACTGCTGTGGCTTCATGACAGAAGCGGCGGTAGATAGTGAGGTGTATTGTTCAACATGTAGACAACAACTAGTGCAGACAGGAGTAATAGAGCATGGAACTAAAAGAGTTAGACAGAGAACAACTTGAACAGTTGGTTGCATATCTAATGGGTAGAGCAGGACTAGAGCCTGATTGGACTCCGCATTGGCTAGAAAATGATGAGCAGAATGCTTAGGTACATGCTTAATTACATAAGGGGGCTTAAGCACAAAGCCACAAATCAAAAACTTTTGAAAGGAAATAACCCGAAATGGCGGTAAAAAGGTACAGTAACGAAGAACAAGAAGCCTTTATTGAGGTAGCCAAGACAGAAGGCATCAGTAGGGCTATCAGAGAACTAGGTTATCCTAATTCATGGGCTACTGGTAACAGATGGTTCGAAGCAAGGGGTATTGAGGCCCCAATCATCAGTGAAGTCAAGGCTATGGCTAACGCTATGAAGGAAGCCTTTAATGAGAAGTCTAAGATTGCCATTGGTGAGCAAGGACTAGAACGTGTTATGGAAATGCTTAATTCAGACAACCTTACTGCTGATGATATCAAGAAGATTAGTGAGTCATACATGAAGTTTGTCAACACTATGAACCTTATTGAAGGTAAGTCTACTGACATTGTAGAGAATAGGTCACACTTCACAGAGGATTTGGAATTGAATGAACTGATTGCGAATCAAGAAAAGATTAATCAAGACACACAAAATCTAGTTCTAAAGGCAGATTGATTAGAGTTAATGCGCAGTGTAAGAAACATTTCCCCAGAACATGAGAATCTGGGTAGAGTCATTTTTATTTTTGGTAGAACGGAGATTTCATGAAGTTGATAGAAGCATTGCCTGACTTTGATTCAAGGCTGCTGTCTACACCAGAGGGCCGAAGGGCTTTGTGCAAGTATGACCCATTGATGTTTGCTGTCATCTACATGCCTCACAAGTTGTATGACTCAGACGCTGGGCAGACAATCAGTGACGTTACTCTTAATGAATTTCACCTAGACGTTATTGCTTATGCTAAAACTCTTGTTAAGCCACTTGATATCCATACCCCGCATCACGACTGCTTTATTGCTCCACGAATGACGGGTAAGTCAACATGGATTAATCACATCATTCCAATTTGGATTGGAGCCTACAAGCACCAGTCCTATGTAATGGCATTTTCTGACTCTGATACACAGGCTAAGAACTGGCTACAGAACTTCAAAATGGAAATCAACGCCAATGAGCGTCTAAAGGCTGACTTCCCTGCCTTCTGTGACCTCGCCAGAGCCTCAGAATCGGCCCGTGCGTACTCAGACAATAGGAACCTGACACATAGGGCCAACGGATTTGTTTTGCAGGTCGCAGGGGCAGACAACAACGTGCTTGGTGCTAATGTCAATGGTATTCGCCCGCAGGTGCTTATTTTTGACGATATTGAGCCTGACATGTCTCGTTATTCTGATGCAGAGGCCAAGAAGAGGCTAAACACCCTGCTTTCGTCTCATTGGTATCTTAATTCTGCGGCTCACAAGGTCTTTATTGGCACCACAACCATGCCTGACTCAATTATTGACCAGATGCGTAAGGTCGGAGAGTTGAAGAAGGACTATTTGGCTGAAAACGAGTGGAACAGGTTGGCCTTTAAGGAAGAGGTTGACCCTGATATGCGCTGGGTGGTGGACAAGAACATTCAAGTTCACTACTGGCCTGCCATTATGACCGATGAAGACGGTGGAGAATACAGCCTTTGGCCCGAGAGGTGGTCTATGGACTATCTTAACGAGGAACGAGGCACCCGTGAGTTCCAGATGAACATGCAAAACAGGCCAATTGGTCTAGACGGTGGTTTCTGGGAAGAGTCAGACATTGTTTTTGACTCTCTAGAAGATGATGAATACGTCAAGACAATCATTACTCTAGACCCCGCCGTCACCACTAAGCAGAGAAGCGACTTCACGGGCATTACAATTGCAAGCCTAGGAAGTGATGGGCGCACATATATTAGGCACTCAGAGCAGGTAAAGATGACCCCTGACGGCCTTTCACAGCATGTTGCTGAACTCGTGAGTGCATTTGAATGCGAAATCCTGTATATTGAAACCAATCAAGGTGGTGACCTGTGGAAGCAGGTATTTCAAGACATTGCTGTTGCTTATCGCTCTGTTAGGGCAACGGACAAGAAGGAATACCGTGCTGGACAGGCCCACACTTATTATGTGAAGAAGAAGGTTTTTCACACACGCAACTTCCCTGCATTGCAGGAACAAATGCTGGCGTTTCCAAATGTAAGGCATGATGACCTTGTGGACTCGCTTGGAATGGCGGTTACATATCTTAACCACCGACCAAAGAAGGCTGTAATTCATCAAACACATTACATTTAAGGAGATTTTAACAAGTGACAATATTTAGAGAAGAGGTCTTGTCGGTTATAGACCGCAGGGCATTCTATGAGACAGCAGAGGATTACTATGAAGGCGATGTGCCTGAGGTCTTTGCTTCTCGACCACTACGCAGAGCCTTTCACGACTCTGGTGCAGTAGGTACGCTTAACTTTTGCCGTCCAGTTGTAGACGCGGTATCAAACCGTCTGTCTATTAACGCTGTGATTGGCGTTTCTGATGCTGCAAACAAGGTCATTGGAGACACGTGGGCATTTAATCAACTAGGTTTGGACGCTGGAGAAATTCACCGTAGAGCACTTGTCTACGGTGATTGCTACGTTATGGTCTGGCCTGACGATGAGGGTAATGTTGAAATTTCCTACAACACCCCGCTCACCACGTCCATTGTCTATGACCCAGAGCACCCTAAGCGCAAGTTGTACGCAGTAAAGATTTGGGAAACCTCTGACGGAACCAGAATGAACATCTACACTAAGGATGAGATTAACAAGTATTTCGTCAAGAACAAGTCTGTAACAGAGGGCTCTAACTGGAACCTAATCGACACTGTGGACAATCCATTTGGAGAGGTTCCTGTGTTCCACTTTAGGACAATGAGGCCGTTTGGTCGTCCAGAGCACTTGGATGCTTATGACGCACAGGACTACATTAACAAGCAGTTTGTAACGTCAATGCTTGTAACTGAGTATCAGGGAGCGCCTCAGCGATGGGCTATTACTCGCACCGACACTGACGGCTCTGACATTGATGACTTTGAAGAGGGCGACACCAACCGTGAGAACGCTGGCGCTTTGAGAAATGGCCCCGGCATCATTCAGGTGTTTGACAACATTGAAAAGGTTGGAGAGTTCAAGGCCGCAGACCCTTCTGTTTTCTGGGAGCCAATCAAGGACACTGTTCGCTCAATGGCATCAACCACCAACACCCCGCTTCACTACTTTGAGAAGACTGGAAACGTGCCGTCAGGAGAGGCTCTACGAGTCGCTGAGGCACCGCTAATTAAGAAGGTGTCAGATAGGCAGGATTCATTTGGACAGACGTGGAGAGAGGTCTTCATGTTCGTTCTGAAGATTAATGACATCGAAGAGGACGTACAGGTTCAGTGGGCAGCAGTTGAATCCCTAGACTACCTAGAGCGTCTAGATGCAGATTTGAAGAAGCGCAACGTTGGTATCTCACTGGCACAGGTTATGCGAGAGGCCGGGTACGACGAACAGGTAATTGAAAGAGTTATCGAAGAGGCACAACTAGAGCGTCAAAATGGTGACGTTGCAGGATACGAGCGTCAGGTTCGTGTCGAAACAAATAATGACGAAAGGAATGTTGAAGAACAATGACCAACAAGAAGACAACCCTAGAGTGGTTGGAATATTACGTTGAAAAGGCTCGTGAAGAGGGCTATGACGTAGCAGCAAGAGTTGACCGTCTAAATGATGACGGCGTATCGGAAGGAAAGACACTGTGACAGACAAGAAGATTGAATCATTTTCAGAAGTTGAAGACGAGCAGGCGTTTCTAAAGGCGTACTACGACGCTCGTCAGCAATTGTCTGAATTGAGAGCAGAAGTAAAGGCTATCGAGAAGGAGCGCGACGAACTAAAGACACAGGTCGAAAACGTTTCTGACGACGCTGTTCAGAAGTTAAAGGACGAGTTGTTAAAGACCAAGGTTGCTGCCAAGTTGTCCGAGGATGGACTTCCTGACGTGAGCGGTGTTATAAAGTACCTTAACTACGATGGAGTTGAGTTGGATGACGAGGGTAATGTTACTGGTCTGGATGAAAGACTGGATGATTTGAAGAATGACCTTCCAACCCTGTTTGACGCCAAGAAGCGAGCCAGTCGCTCTGGTGCCGACATCCATGACAAGACTCCTGCTGCGGCAGAGAAGTCAACAACCGAATCTCAGGTTGATGCACTATTTGCTCGT